AGAGGGAAGAGGAGAAAAGGTTGGTAAAATGGTAATAATACCGGTTATTGCCGCCGCTACGGCTGCTATAATTCCGATCAGCGGCAATAGTGCCGTACTTCCTACAGTGCCAATAATCGCTACTATTGACGTTATAAGCGGCGCCAGGGTAGTAAGCAACGCCAAAATTCCAGCAATAACTCCAATAGCTGTCTGTACTGGTCCCGGAAGGTTCATGAACCCTTCAATCAGTCCTGTTATCCCCTCTACAATAGGAGGAAGAATCTCTGTTGCAAGCTGTATCAGTTTTTCGCCCAAAGGAGCCAGTGCAAGCTGCAGTTCATTCATGGCCGCCTGCAGCTCCTGCATAGGAGTAGTGGAGTTTTCTGTCATCTGTTGGGCTGCTCCGGAAACGTTATTGTAAGAGTCTCCCAAAGTGGTAAGGGATTCGATCACTCCCATATTGGCGTCTTCGCCTAATGTTCCGAAAGCAGTTGCCGCCATAGTAAGCTGCTCCTGCTGGTCTTTGCAGTTGGTTATATCGCCAACAATGGAATTAATAACGTCTTTCTGTGTAGCCTCTCCCTGCTGCCATGCGGCAAAAGTATTCTGAGTCTCCTGGCTAAACTGTCCGATTGCATCTGCTATAGTCCCGTCTGATAACCTAGTGGTGACTTCATTGATCGAATCATTTACTTTATCCAGGTTATAAGCCCCACCTTCCAGGCCATTCTGAAGGAGCTGGAAATATTCTTCTGCAGAGTATCCGGCCTGTTCAAATTTTCCGGAATACTCAGACAGGTTATCTCCCAGCTCCTGGGTTTTGTCCAGGCCGTTCTGAGTTCCTGTTACTATGTAATCCATAGCTGTCTGAGCGTCCAGACCAAAATTGACCATAAGAGCATTGACGCCCCTCATGCTCTCATTCATGTCTGACCCAAATACTTGCTCCAGATTTATGGCCTGTTCTGTAATCGTCTCCAGTTGTGAAGGATCCAGATTTTTCAGGTTATTATTTACCGTAATAACCGCTTCTCCGACTTCTTCCAGGCTTCCGGTCACTCCAGACCTGAATACGTTTTCTACAACACCGCCCATCTGTTCCGCAGCCTGTCCGGTCAGCCCAAAGTATGTGTTTACTCTGGTAGTAACGCTTTCCAGATCGGTAAAAGCGCCTGCAGCTTTCTGTCCGGTCTCAATGATCTTGTCTCCTACTCCTGAGATAGCATCTGCAGCGTCCATTAAGTTTCCGGCGGTGATCCCTTTGCTCATGTCTTCCAGAGAATCTGCAGCCTGCTGGGATTCTGATTTCAGATTGCTCAGCCCGGTAACAGCGTCCCTGGTCCCTGCCTCTATCTCTCCTAACATACGGCTGTTTTTATTCAAGCTGTTGTTTAGGTTGTTTATATACCCGTCTGTCTCATTCATGGCAACTTTCAGTCTTGTAACTGTATTTGCCTGTTCATTAAAGGCTTTCTGGGCTCTCTCCGCTTCTTTTGAATTTTCTCCGGCTCCCTTGGCTGCCTGCTCATATGCTGTCTTCAGATCATTCAGAATCTGCACCTGCTTATTATACTGATCCTGTAAAATAGCAGCTTTACTTCTCTGTGCTTCAAGCTGTTTTTCCATGACCTGGCTTTTGGCAATCAGGGCCTGCTGAGAATTCTCGTTGTCCTGGAATTCACTGGTCAGGGCCTTCATCTCAGAGCCGTATTCCTTCAGGGAATTGTTGATTCTCTGGATCTGGTTATTAAATTCTTTTTCGCCTGTGATCCCTATCCTGGGGCCAATATCATACCCTGACATTTTCTCACCTCAAATCTGGAATGTAGCTTCCTTCGTATTCCTCTATTTCTCTTACAATCACATTTCCTTCAGAGGCTGCATACAGATCCGCAAGATCTGACAGTTCTGCAATGGGCATACAGGTATATTCCAGGCAAGGAATATTCATCTTTCTCCCCCACATATCCAGCCACCCAAGGGAATTTACCCTTGAGCGGCTTTTGGATTTTTTCCTGCTGCTTTAGCCTCTATCTTCTTTTTGCTCCCCTGGTTTACACATTCAGAGATTTTTTCCACAATCTTTTTCGTGTCTGCGATCTGGATTGCAATATCCAAAGCCTCCTTGGGAAGCGGGATCCACTTCCCGTCTTCTATTGGTGCATTTACCGGAGCCGGAAGGTCCTTCTCAAAATAATTTTTATAGGCACATCCCTGAGCAATCAGAACTTCCAAAATAAAAGAGATAGTCTCTAAAGCTTCAAGACTATCTCTTTCAGATAATTCCATGTTCTTTTCCTCCTGATTCTCAGGATTGTCCGGTTTCGCTTCTCCAGGGTTCTCTGGATTGTCCGGTTTCTGAACTTTCTTTAATTTTTTCATCATGTTCTGGGTGCTGCCAAATTTTCCAATGATCTTTTTGGTGGCGCCCAAAGAAAATGACATAGGATACTGTTTCCCTGCGATCTCAACAAATATACAACGTTCCATCTTACTTATGCACCTGCTTTCGCTTTTACAATAACGCTTCCGGCCTTTACCGCTTTTTTCTCTGCGTTTACTTCCGCCAGATAGAGCGTTGTTCCGTTTGTTACTTCAATCTCTGCAGATCCGTCCCAGTCCTCCCACTCTGTAAGATCCTGTTTGTAGGTAGGAGCCTGTCCGGACGTGCTGTACTTATAAGAGTTTCCCGCTGCCTTCGCCGGAGTAACTGTCAGTTTTGTACTTCCTGCTGCTGTGCCTTCTGCAGAGGTCACTGTCAGCTTTTCCAGTACATTTAAAACTGTTTTCAGATATTCCAGTGCATCATTTTCCGAGTTAAACCATGCCTCATATTTCCACGGGTGGTTATAGTTCTCGTTTACTTCCTCGGATCTTTCCACGGTACACTCCAGCTCTTTCGTCTGCCACTCAATGGATTCTCCTTTTGTCGTTGCTGAATCTGACGGATCTTTTTGCGTTACCCTTGGAAAAATAAGAGCCCTGTAGCAGTCTACGTCATTGATCTGATGGGTCTCGTATATTCCGAATCCTTTCGGTTTTGCTTTTCCATCATCATCAAATACCAGTTCTTTTACTTCCAGGTCTCCAACTGTTTTACTTACTTCTTTTAATTTCAGAAGATTCTTTGATGATTCATAATCAAGATCCGTTGTATTAAGTGTTAGTGTTCCTCTTGTAAAGACGCCGTAGTCATGTTCCGCTATCATATTGTCTCCATACAGCGGGTTATCGTCTGCCGTCTCCGGCTCAAAGCTATATTCCACAGCTTTTCCACATCTGAACCCATCTGTAAAATATACCTTGTTTCCGTCAAAGTTATAGTTCGCAAAAATCGGAACTGCTAAACCTTTAATAGCCATATTCGTTCTCCTTTACTTCATAATCCCTTCAATTTTCTCCTGTACCACCTGGTCCATAGCTCCCTGTGCTTTCTTTCTTGCCCGGTTCGTTGCCTGCCTGATCACAGGCGTTTTATTCCGGAAAGATGTTCCACTTTCTATGCTCCTTGCCAGCATAGTAATAGGCTGACCTTTCGGATACTTCTTGGTTTTAATGCTTCCATATCCATCAAATCCAGCCTTTGTGTTTACATATCCATCTGTATTTTCTATAGGTGCAAGACCAAATCCATTTATAAGATCTGCTTTCTGTCTTTTGCTTACTCCTGTTATCGGATTTTCCGGTGTTCCGATACCTTCATCCGTCGGAATGGACTGCAAGCCTTTTTTAATCTCATCTGCTACGACTTCGGCGCCTTTGTAAACAGCTTCTTCCAGGATCCCACGCTCTTCTTTCCAGAGTATTCCCAGACGTTTTGCATATTCATCTATGCCCTTAAATTCGATCTTCGCCATAGGTTCACCCCACATCCCACACCCATTCATAATGGATATACTTTGTTTCATCTTCATACTGGACGGAATTCAGGTAAAAAGAAATTTCTGCATCTATCAGAGCTTCCTGGATATCGTCTACCATTGGGTCAAATTCTGTCCGGGTGAAATAATCAATGGTCCCCTGAATAGACTGGTTTACCTTCCGGTTATCTCCTTCTACGGAGCTTCCTTCCGAGTCCTCCGCCCATACGATATACTGGTCATTCTTTTCCTTTGCCTCATAATGCCCTACATTATCGGATATCTTCAGGAGCGTGTCTCTGATGATCTTGATCTTAGAGTTCATAATGTTCCTCCAGTCTCTGCAGGGTCAGTTTCATGATCCGCAGTCCGTCTTCGTCATGAGTGGGCTGCACCAGGCCGATCTGGTATTGCCCTCCGTCTTCCATAGCGCAGATATCCAGGGCCCGGATATCGTTCCAACCTGGGACATTTACTACAGCGTCTACCTGCTGCTTGGCTTCCATTGCCTTATACACTCTGGTAAATCCCAGCTCTGCATATCCGAAATAGTAGCTGTCCTTATATTCCAGGCCAATCACAGGCTTATTTCCCGGCTCTGCCTTGTTTACGGTCTTGTATATTTTCAGGATCCCGTCATCAAAGGTCATTGCTTTTCACCTCTTCCTGCCTGGCTTATCTTCATGTTGTTGAGCTGCAGCCGGAGGAACCGGGGCATGGCAGTTTCTCCGCTGGCACGCTTCCGGAAGAGATAGGCGGCATACTGGATCACCACCATATCCCCTTCGATCCCCACAGACAGATCCACGCCTTCCCTCTGTACCTGGGCTTTTGCCTGGTTCAGAAGGATTTTCAGATAATCATCATTGCTGTCCGTCAACATTTGCAGGTCTTTTTTCAATACCGCAAGCCTTTCCTGGTCTGTCATGCCTCTTCACCTCCCTATTTTTTAAATGCACAGCCTTCAAAGGTCAGGATCAGGCGGTCATCTCCATGGGTGATCTGCACCTGTTTCTTCTTAGCTGTTGCGGCAGTCTTTCCAAGATAGATCACATTCTCTGCGTCCATCTTTACAGGCGGATTCTTACTGCCTACCACCTGCATATATGCTTCACGCACTTCCTGGGACTGGGTGAATGAGATCGGGAAGTAGAATCCTTCCTGCTCATTGACATCCGTCCCATTAAACCCTGTATAGCCGGAGACATACAGGCCTGTTCCGGTAACTGCTCCGGACTTGGCGATCTTGTAGGATCCCAAATCAGAAGCATTTTTTCCGTACAGGTCCGTGTCCCCTTCTATCGTGCCTATGAC